CTCCCCGCCGCAATCCAGGCCACGGCCAGCGTGAGCCTCGGATGCGCCGGATACGCCCGGTGAAGCCCATAGGCCAGCGCAGCCGCCGCACCCATCCGCACCGCGCCGAGCGCCACCGGATGTGCGCTGAGCGGCCGGAACAGCGGGTTCGCCTCCTGACCCGTCCCTCGGTGTAGGACCAGTCCGGTCGTGACGGCATCAGCCGCGGAGGCGGTGACGTAGGCGGTCAGCGCCACACGGATCGGCCCACGGCTCGGCTCGGCGGTGGCAGAGGATGCGCTCAGGAGCAGCAGCGCGACGAGGCTGAGCAGAAGTCTGATCATCTTAGCTCCCTATCGGCGTGAAGGTGTGGCAGGTCGCCGTCACTTTCAGCACACCTGTCGAAAAGACGCCTGCTGCGGCGGTCAACACGAGGTCCGACGCGGCCGAGTAAACCTGCCCCATCGACGTAACCGTATAGGTCGCGGGCCTTACTAGCGTGTCTTGCGCGAGTGCGAGCCCAATGCCGAACATATCGAGATCGGCCGTCGGCCCAATCGACCACGTGGTCAATCCTGCTCCCGCAAGAATCGTGGTGACCCGCGCGCTGAACCCATCCTGCACGCAGCCGGCAGGAAAGAAGTTGGCTTGTGTGATGGTGCCGGTGCCGGTGCCCGTTGCCGTCGCCATGTCGATGGTGGCGTTGACATGGGCGATGGAGGTGGAGCCAGATGCGGCGTTGCCCGTAAGCGGGCCTAGATACAAGGCGAGGGCTTGTACACTAGCATCGCCCGTCTGCGCCCGCGTCCGCACTTTTAAGGTAGCGTCGGTGGCAAAGTCGAGGCCCACTCCGGCTGATTCCGCCCAGTTTAATAAATTGACTTGCCCAGTGGTCCCTGAAGATCCAAAGATGTAGTTGTTCACAGACCCTAGGTTTTGGGAGTTGTACACGAAGGCGCCGCCCTGGCCGACACCAAACTTAGCCGCCCCCGCATAACTGACAACCAACAGATCGTTTGCTCCGGCATTGACTTCGACCTGTTGACGTGTGCCACCAGAACTTCGATCAAAGAGCGCATAGCCTGTACTCTCAATAGCCACCGGAAACGTCGTTGTTCCGCCATTCAGGCTCACCCCGAGCCGCATGCTCCCGCTCGGCGTCGTCCCGCTCACCGGCAGCACACTCCAGAACCACGACTGCGTATTGTCGACGGCCGTCGCCGTCGTGTTCCAGACGTGCCCCTTCATCTCGAAGTCGGGCGGCATCTGCACAGGGACGCCGGCAGTGGAGAGGGTTTCGTTCTGGAGGATGGAACCAGTCGTGGGAGTCGCGGCGAGGGCTGATTTGACTATATCTAGAGGAGCATCAGGGCTAGTAGTCCCACCGACACCAACTGAGGTCGCACTAGAGGATACATAAAACCCCCCTAGGTTGATGGATGCACCGTTAAGCCCATCGAAGACACCATTGTTCATCCGGAAATAGTTTACCCCGCGCTGGTAGAAGAGTATATTTCCAGTAGTCCCTGTACCGGTGCCCAAAGACAAGGTCTCAGAAGCGGCGACTGTCCACAGTCCGATACGAGGTTCTGACGCAAACGTCAGGCTCGGCGCCGCGACCGTGCCGTTCGCGAGCGAGAACACCCCTACCGTCGTCTGCGCTGCCGCCTGGAGCGGGACGTACCCGATGTACGCTGCTGTGCTGGTCGGCAGTGTGGCGACCGTCGCGCCCGTCAGCGTGTCCAGATTGTAGCTGTTCGTCGTCGAGGCGAAGTACCGCGTCGGTGTCGCCACTCCTACGAGCGAGGTCCAGATACGATACGACGCCGCGCCCGTGCTGGCCGTCCACGTCACCGCGCACCGACCCGCCCCACCCGCCGCGACCGTGCACGTGATCGCGGTCGGATCGTCTGTCTCTCCGCCGGCCACGTCGATGGCCGTGACCGTGATCGCGTAGACGCCAGCCGCGAGATCCGTCCCTGATTGCGACGGCGTGGCGGCAAGCGACGAGGGCAGGGCCATCTCGACGCGGAAGGCTCCGCCGGTCGGCGCCGTAACAGACCCGCGTGTCACCCCGCGCCCGTTGATCCAGGATGCCGGGCTAATGCGGATCTGCGCGGACAGCGATATGCTCCATCCAGTCACGAGCGCCAACACACACACCGTCCGACATATGCGTGTCATTTCGTCGCCACCTCTTTCGGCGTGAACGTCAATGTCTTCCAGTCAAAGACTTCATTAGGCCCCGCGCGCAGTGTGACGCGAAATTCCTCGACGAGCGTACGCTGCTCTTGACTCAGTTGCGTTTCGAGCAAACGCGTTTCCCGATCGGCCAGCGTGGCACGCAGTTGCGCGACTTCGACGCGCAGTTGGAAATTCTCGGCTTTGAGGCGCTGGACGTCAGACAACGCACTTGCTATTGCTGGCGGTGTGCCTTGCGCAGCGATGGTGCGTATTGGCAACAGGAGCAAAAGCGCGAGCATTAGGGAACGGCTACAAGATCGTGTCATCAGTTGATCACCGTGCAAGATAATTGACCGTGGGCGTGCCGCTCACGGCGACGATATAGACTACCGCGAGATTTGAGGCAGGTAGGGTAATGCCGTCCCCAGGCCCCAGTTGCACGGTTTGCGTCGAGCTGTTCCCGACTAGCACGTCTGTCGTCGATTGCGGATCGTTCTGCACAAACACTTCGACCGTCGCTTGTGTAGCGGCTAATGCTTCCGGCGTGGTGCTCGTCGTGTTCGTCCCGGCGTAGAACGTGCCGCTCGATGTTGTCGTCCCACCTCCGCTGGTCCGCACGATTGCCCCGACATTGCGCGCGGCGCGAATCGTGACCGTCACGGATCCGGCACTGGCGGCACTGGCGCGAACGCGGACCGCGCGATACCCCACGATGGTGCCGAGCCACTGCCCGCCGGCGGTTGCGCCCGTCTCATCGCTCCCGTCGGCTTGATCGAGGACATGCCAGGTAAAAAAGTTGGTCCCATCGATGCTCGCTTCAAAAATCAGCGTGGCCGTGAAGCTTCCGCGCACGTCGATGGCTGCACTACCGGCCGTGCCGAGCACACTATCATCCGCCGTCACGCACCGTGTCGCCACACTACAATCAGCACCACCCGTCGTAATGGATCCGGACTGCGCGATAATGAACTGCGCCACGGCGAGCGACGGCACGAGCATGAGTCCGATCATTGCCGCGCTGAGCAGACGTATGAGTTGGGCCATAATGGTGAACATCGCGAAGTCCTTTCTCTGTCTACGTGCGGAAGATTTCGCCAGACGTGTCCACGGTCGCCGATTCGCCGTAGCACCGCACCATCCGGACCGTCGTCGGCGCGATGACCGCATCACCCGCAGCACCAAACGTTTTCGCGGAGCCGCCTTCGCTGATGCACGCGAAGACACAATTGCTGATGATCCCAGTGGTGCCTGCACCGAGCTTGATGTAGCGCGCGGCGGATGGGCTTGTCGCATACCCCGGCACGTCCACCGTCCCGAACACGCACGAATCCACAATGAGGTTCTTGATCCCATCCGCCGCCACGAGGATGTCGGCGTCATTGTCCGTGTTGGGATCGACTGAAAACACGTTCCGCAGAATCTTGACGTGCTGCGGGACCGACTGTGACGTACCTGGCATGACGATGCCGGCGCGACAATCGATGAACTCGCAATCAACAATGGACACGTACCACGCGCCGCCGTTGCTCGACCAGTACACGCCACCGCCGGTCAGTCCGGCTGCAGAGCCCTTGCAGTTCTTGATGTGGCAGCGCGAGACCACGAGTCCGCCGGCATCTTCCGTGCTCCCGTTCGCGTTGATCAGGATGCCGCCGCCCGTCGCCCCGGCGCCATTGATCGTCAGATTGTGAATCAAGACGCCGAAGGCATCGACAGCGATTTGCGCCGTGCTGCCCGAGCCCTTCTTGATCTGCGGCTGTGCGCCCTGCGCGAGTCCGCGCGACACCCCAATCAGCGACAACCCATCCTTGCCGGCCGGAATGTCCACGTTCTCGGCATACGAATCTGGATCGGTATCGCCCGATGCCGATTCAGCTTCGAGCGGCTTGATGTAGATGCGATCGCCTTGGTTGGCCGCGTTGACCGCCTGCTGGATCGTCGCCTTCGCGTATTTCCAGCTCTTGCCTGATTTCGCGCTCCCGCCCGTGGCACCATCGACGAACCAGGCATTCCCGCCCGGTACCGGAAATTCGCCTCCACCAAGAATCAGGCGACTGGTTTCGACTTCTCCAAAGACCCCTCGTCCGCGTGTGATTGTATTCGGCATGCTGACCGCTCCTTTCGAGCAGTGCGGAACATTCCCGCCGTGTGACCTATCGCCGTGATGCCGACGTCTTCGTGAGATCGAGCGGAGCGAGCGCGTCCTCCTGCATAGCGCGCCGTTCATCGGCGACATCCGCCGCACGGCCGGCCGACTGCGCCCACACATCGACCCGATTCTGATACATATCTGCCGATTCCCCCGCGCGCCGCGTGGGCGGACTCGGAGGGACGTACGCGCGCGTCTCATGGCGCGCGTGACCGTGTCCATCACGCAACCCCTGATCGACAAACTCGGCCCCACAGACGCGACACGGGAATCGCGCCGCGGATGCCGGAATCTGCGCGATGTACCCCAGATCAATCAAGAGCCGATCGTTCGGCAACCCGGCGAGCTTCAGCACTTGCCCGCGGTCGAGTGCCTGCCGCGCGTAGCCGATCGACCGTTTCGCCCACCACAGCGCATCCACGGCTGGCGCCGTACGCTCCAGCACGCTACGTGGTCGTGACGCCATCTGTGCATCCTCCTGACGCCTAGGCGACGGCGGATTCGAGAAACGCGCCGCAGCCTGCCGCTGTCCGCTTCTGCGCAAAGTACGTGTTCCCCTCCACGATGTCGATTTCGCGCTCTTCGTTCCGCATCTGCTTGATGTATTGGAGCGCGCTCGGCACGACTTGCCAGACGAACGTGTACCCGGCGGCGGGCGTCACGAGTGAGGCCGTGGCCGGCACATACAGCATCAACGCATGCTTGCCCCAGATCCGCGTGTAGCTGACCGAGGCTTCCGCCGTCCCCTCCACACTCGTGGTGTAAATGCTACGACCCACGAGATAGCTGTCCACCTCGAACACCGACGCGATCAGCTCGGGCGTGAGCTGCGCGCGTTGCGTGTACTTGATGCGATCGATGAGCGTGGGATGATTCTTGAGTTGGAGATGGACTTGTTTGCCGAGCACAAGTTTGTTCGGCTCGACACCCGTCAACGCTTCGACCGCATCTTTGTACGTGTCGATGTCCACATCCGGCGTGGAGGCGCCGTAATCCGACCATTGCGTAAAATCGGTCCCGCCGTCTTTGTCGGTCGTCCAGATGCCGGTCGCAAATTGGTCGGTCGCGAATTGCACCTCGCGCTTCAGTTGCATTTTGTCGGTCACGAAGGCGGTCGCGGCCTCATCAAGCTGCCACGGCGCATCGGCATTGCGCCGCGTCTCGTCAGCGATTTCAAACCGCCGCGAATACCGATTGCAGAAATACGTGTCGGACGTATCGACCGTAAAGCCGCCCCCCTCTGACGCGGTCCCGGGCGCGCGGACCCGGGCATCATCGCGGAACCACGGCGATTGGTTGAATTTCGGCACGATGTCAGACTGCTTCGCAACCGTCACGATCGGGAAGACTTGATCGGCGACATACGACACGTTGCGGTACCGAAGGCTCAGATTCGTCAGCGCCACGTTGACGTGCAGATCTTGCGCGGTGGGTTGTCCTGGCATGATGGTCTACTCCTTGCGGGACGCATCCCGCGATGTCGGCTCTCGGCGCGAGCCGCGCCCCGTCCGTCTACACGCCGAGATACATCGGGCCGATCAGCGTCACGCTGATGATGTCACCCGTGGCACTCGTCGCGGCTTCCTCCGCAATTGCACAACACAGATCTTTGTCGGCGGTCTTCTTAATCAGGCGGCCATCCGTGTATGGCCCGAGCCGATCGCCGATGGCAATGTCGGTGGTGGCTTCGACCTGCGCTTTCGTCTTGCCAAGCGTCACGATTTCCGCCCCTCGACCAGCGGCGGCCGGTTTGTTTTGCAGCACGCCGATCGGAATATCGGTCGCCCCATCGACTAGCGCACATTGGCCGGCGGTCGTGTGGCGCTTCACGAGAAAATACTGCTTCGCGCTGAGGTCCGCATTCGCGGCATAGCTCACAGTGGAGACGGCAGATTCGGTACTCATGGGCTCCTACCTTCCCGCGCGGGGCGTCCCGCGCACACATGGCGATCCGTGCAAGGGCGTCCCTGCACAGCCGCGGGATCCTGGTTTACGTCTTGACTGTATTCTGTTCCGCGCGAACACGATCGTACAGCCCCCGATGCGTGCGGAACACGCGGTCACGCGCCTGCTCCAGCGTCGTCGTCGCCGACTTCGCCATCTCAGTGTTGAGCAACTGATCCAGCTCCTCCGCTGCCGATCCGGCCGGCGCGCCCACGGCGCCCGACCCCACTTCCGTGAACAACTTCGACGCGGCGGCCTGCGCCACCGCCGCCTTGAAGATCTCGCGGATCCGCGCCGCGTGTTCCGCCGGCAGTTTCTCTGTCACGGATTTCAACACGGCCGCGTCCTTTGCCGGATCGAGGCCAATGCTCGTATAGCCCGACACCTCCTCCGCGAACTTGCGCAGCTCGATCTGCTCACGCACCGCGGCGAGTTGTGTCGCGAGATCAGTATTGGCTTTCTGCAACGCCTCGTGCGCGGCCTGCTGTGCGACGATGTCCGCTTTGCTGATCGTCGGCTCAGGCGCCCCTTCCAGCGCCGCGATCGTCGCCGCATCCGCGCCGGCCGCGCGCCCGAAGAGTGCGGCCAGACTCTGCCCAATTTTCGTCAGCGCCGACATGTCGGGGACGCTGGCCTTGGTCGTCTCTGTCATGGTCTCTGCTCCTTCCTGCATGATCTCGCCCAAGACCGTGTACAGCGTCTTGAGCTTCGCGAATCGTGCTGCACTGATTTTCCGCCCCGCTTTTGTCACGCTGTTGTTTGTGTCGTCGTCAGGATCTGGCGCGCGACTCATCACGGCCATCAGTGCGGGCACGTCTGTCGACACCGACTGCGCGAAGGCGTCCAGCGCCGCATGACACGCCGCGAGCTTGTCTGGCTCCTCGCTCTGCCGGATACTATCCATCGTCTCCATCAGCGCGCCATATCGCTCGCTCAACGCCTCATACACGTCACGCATCCGCTGCAGCATGAGCGCATCGGCAAACGTCATCGCGTCCTCCGCTTTGATGGTGAGAAACGTACGTTGGTTGGCGGGCCTGTCCACCGCCGAGACGTTGCGCACCGCCAAGCGTAGCAGTTGTGTCGGCATGTTGGTTACACTCGCTCCGCGCGTCCGTATAGACTCAACCCAGTGCGCTCGCCCGCGAGAATCTTCGCGAACATCTCCGGCGACCACACCACCCCCAGGAGCCACGCGCCTCGCTTGACCGGCGCCCCGTCCAGCGTGAAATCCACCGGCGCCACATACGATTCGACGACCGTGCCCACATCCTCGGTCACGTGCGCGTGCTGGTCATCGAGACCGGCGCCTTTCGCGAGGAGATCGGTGACATCAAGATCGATGATACCACGCCGATCCACACACGCGCGAAGCACCACACGTGCCGTCTTCGCGAGCCCTTGCAGATCCGCAAGATACGCCCACGCCGCCTGTTCGATGGTGTCGGCCGTGGCGTAATCGTCTTGGGTATCCACCGTGTCCGGCTCGTACACGATGCCGAGTGTATACCGCTTTGCGTCCGCTTTCCAGATCATTTGGATCTGTGGAGGATGAGGTGGCGTCAGCATCATGAGTCCTTACCGTGCCGCGCGACGGATGGTCGGGGTATCTGAAATCTCATGCATCCCACTCGGCCACTCCGCAATCCGGCGCCCTTCAACCACATCCTCTCGCGACACCTCAATCGCCACATCGGCCGGCGGGCGATCGACGCCGCGCGACACGGCGCCAAGAATGACCGCGAACCCATTATCGCGCTTCAAGAGCATAAGTGCCATGCAATGTCTCTCCTCTCACGGTCCGACTGTCTGCACAATGGCGCTGGCTTTCGGGAACAACTGCTGCATATCAGTCGGACTAAACGCCCTGCCTCGGATAGGCATGCCGGCACGCTGCGTCGCGTACAAATCGGCAAAGAGTTCTTGCCCGCGCTGCTGCGACGTATACCGGCGCGTCAGAAATGTTTTGTACTCCTTGCCGAGTGGAGTCTGCCCCAACGTCGCCCAATCTGCCTTCCATGCCGCCTTGAATGCTTTGTCGCCGTCTGACCAGAACCACCGACCAGGTCCACCACCGCCAATCAGCCGATTGTCAAACGCGTGCCCCACTTCATGCGCGAGCAGTCCGCCACCGCGCTCGAAGGATAGGCTGCCGACAACGATGCGCTGATCGTACGGGTCGAAATACCCGAATGCCCCACCAGCGACCCGCTCCCCGGGTTCCACGACAACCGGAATCTTCTCGATGAGTGCGCGATCAGACGCGGGGAGCCGTGCATACACCTCGTTGATCGTCACTGGCCGCGCTTCACCGCCGCTATCCACACGTTCTGCCGCGCGACGTGACCGCACGAGCCCTGTCGTGCATCGGCAGGACACATGCACGGGAGGATACTGACCGCCGAACGAAAACGGCGCGTCCAGCTCGACCTGCTCCCCATCCAGCGGTTCACAGATCGGGCACAGCCGATCATCCGGCGTCGTGATAAATTCCTTCACCATGCCGTCGGGTATCAGACCCGCCGTCCGCGCCTCCATCCACGCCGCCTGCTGCCCGGCATTCGCAGCGGTCAGTAGTTCCGTCCGCGCAATCGTGAGCGCGCGTTGCCGAGTCGCCTTCGCCATCGCAGCGTCGAAGCGCCGCTGGATCGTGGCCGGCGAGAGCCCGTCGGCGAGCCACTGATCGACCCGGCGTGTGATCGCTTGCCCTA